ACGCCAGAAGTCTACAACATTATATACCATTAATAAAGATCATGTTGTGTCTACAAGAAACTATGATGTGTCTACAGGACACATGGGTAGTGTCTACAGGACTAATATTAGTAGAACTATCATTAAACAAACTAACATTAATAACTATATAAAAGTTTTGGCAGAAGGTGGTAGCGATAAAGATACAATCTTAACAAAGTTAGCGTCTAAGTTTACAGTTCAAGAACTCAATGATGCTATCAAGGATAATGATAACCCTTATCTATGTAAACAGGCTTTACAAATAAAGGACCAAGAACAAGTGAAGTATGTCTCAAAAGATGTTATAAATAAGGCGGTAGATGATGTCCGAAAAAAGACAAACTACTTTTATAAAGATAAGGTATACAAGAATAAGAGGGATCATGGCAGGATTTCAGCAACGAAAAGTTTTTTGTCAAAGTTTGACAAGAAGAAGTAAAAGACCATGCCAAGCAAAAGGATACCCAACTGCCAATGGTAAATATTTATGTAGGTTTCATGGCGGTAATAATATAAAAGGATTTAACCAAAAGAACTATACTGATGACACAAGAATCAAAGCACTCTCAAAGCTCAAACAATTCAGAGACAAGTCAAGAGAAGAAGTTGAACAATACTATTACAAAGAAGTCAAACCTAGAATTGGAACTACAGAAAGAAGTAGATACTATAGAAAATATGCTTATGCGAGGCGTAACTCTTTCAGAAATTTTAGAGGACAAAAAACTCTCTGTCTCACAGATGAGCTTACAAAAGTTCTATGCAATCTTAAAGAAAGACAAAGAACTCAATCACAAAATAGTTGAAGCTAGAAAAATTGGTATCCAAACTTTAATTGATAAGTTGCTACAAATATTTCAGTATCAAGAAATTGAAAATCCTAATCAAATCTTATGGGTGAGGGAAAAAACAAAGTTTATTACTTACCTAGCAGGAAAGCTGACCGATCTTTATTCTGACAATAAACCGATAAAGCAGAATATAGATCAGAAAATTTCTGTTTCGTGGCAAGATAGTCCCGATCTGATTGACTTAGACGCAGAAGAAGTTGTCGATAAAACAAACCCCTCGCCATAATTAAATGGCAAAGGGTAGTTAGTTCTAATTTACTCACTTGTAACTGTTTCATTTTCTTCAAGCTCTCTTATCTCTACTTCATAGCTGTCAAAAAATTCTTTCACAGGTTTATCCCAATGTAAAAGATGACTAAGATGTAAGTTATCTTCATAAACATCTATTATAAATCTTCTTGAATATACTTTCATTTTATTCATGTTTAATAAACTCCACAGTTATTTTGCATTTACCATGTTCTCTAAAATTAACTGTATCATCATAGGTGTCTATTAATTCGCATAATCTTTTTAAGATTATACCATCATCGCTATGAACATGAGTTAATATTTGGTTCTTTTTTTCTTTGTTACCCTCGTACTTAGTACCAATGGTAACTATCTCGTAGCTATCTATATACATAGTTGTTTACCTTTAGTTGTTTCCTTTCATAATTATAATATAACCATAAAGGTTAATATGTCAATAGTATTTTTAGGTTGATTGTCTCAAAGTTTTAGTTGCTTATATCAAACTTTAGGTTGCTTATATCAAAGTTGTGGTTGCTTATCTCGAATAAGTTTTGGTTGATTGTCTCAAAAATCATGGTTGATTGTCTCTAATTTTTGGTTGCTTATCTCAAAAAAATTATTTTATTTCTTGTCCTTGTTTATTAAATGATTTGTTTATATTTGGGACATATAAAAAACCATTGTCTTTTAGTTGCTTCAACATATTATTAAACCATATATTATTAATATTATGTTGATATGGTTTAAGATTTTTATAGTATTTTTGCGACCATTGGACCATATTAAAACAATATAACGCCTAATAAAAAACCAATTAAAAAACACTGGTATTCATGGCGGTAGTAAAGCTCATAAAATTTAAGATCCTTTAAAAATTTATTCATTTTTTAATTGCTTCAGGTATTGTCTAAATAATTTCATGGCTTCTCTTTTAGTATAAAAATAATATACTTGCTTGATCCAGTAACCCTTAACGATGTCAGTTATTAAATAGCTACCATTTAATTGTTTTGTTACAATCATTTATAAACCCCCAATAAATTAGATAAAATATAAGGTGTTATTTTTTTTGGTATTGGTAGTCTATATTTGAGCCAGTCGGTCCAGTATTGTTTGGTCCTATATATTTTTATAATTGGTACTTGATATAAATTGATATTGTCTTTTTTCATATTACCTCTCATTAGTTGTTTTAATATACATAGACATTATGGCTATATATACTATGGTCAATAATGTCGCACTTATCATATTTATAATAGACATTTTGGCTATATAGTTATAAAAGTTTAAATGTCAATTATGACAAAAACAACTAACAAAGAAGGTAAACATGACACCAATAAGAAAAGATGAGAAGGAACATTTATTGTCAGTGTGCAATAAGAAGTTTAACGCTAGAGAGCAATCTATATCTTATGAAATTCAAAGAGATGCTCAAGAGTTAAGCGACAAAAAAAAGAGTTCTTTTCAAAAATTAATTAAAGTTGATAAAAAAATGACAGCTTTAATTGAAGCAGAAAAGAAATACAAAAAGCATATCCAAAATAAAGACGCTATAGAAAAAAAATTACTTGAGGATGTGTCCAAAAAAGCTAAAGAAGTTCAGGAACATTTAGAGAGGGTTAATAATGTTCGTAAATGGGGACGAGATTTTAGCGATTATAGGACCAATTATATAGATGATCCTGCAAGCGGTGATTTTATAGCTAATTTAAACAAATGTTGTTATGAGGAATCACTACAACATGTAAGTGATAACCATAAATTAAAAGCACATCTTGAGGACATGAGAGATCAAGTAATTATGACTATTAATAGCGGTCTTGCATTGGCTACAACTCAAGCAGAAGTAAAAAAAATATATAATGAAGCGGGTATAGATTACTATCTACCTCAAGCATTATTACAGTTACCATCTAAATAATAATAAACATTAAACCCGGTTAGGTTAATTCTTAGCCGGGTTTTTTATTGGTCCTATACTTCCATTTTAAACACTCAACCACGCCACGCAATCACTCGTATATATAAGCGGATCAAGGTATTATATATAATACATGAGCCAAAAAGTCGTAATGATAATAAAAAGTTACCGGTAACTATTACATTTTGCCAGATGTTTTTATAGATTTTGTAAATTATAAAAGCCATACACCCCAAAACCAACCCGCCAAATATTATATATATATACATGGGACTCGAGGACACCCTTACACACAGCTTCATCTTCATCTTGCCAGACCAATAATAATAAACTAGATATGGTATATGAACTATTTTTCATCAGAAGATATGGATTGCGTTTGCTACATTGAAGAAAAAACAAACAATGTAGTTATTAAATTCTTTAATATACCAGATCATTCTTCTGCTGAGTTATTTACAATGTTTGCTATGAACAGATTAGGTTTTGATTATCACCCTCTAAATGAGAATATGCCTAGCAAATCAGTTCACTAAGTTATGGATATTAAAATACCTTATACACCTCGTAAGCATCAAGCCTACATTCATAAACAAATAGATAAACACAGATGGAATGTATTAGTTTGTCATAGAAGATTTGGCAAAACTGTGGCAGTTCTAAATCATTTGATTAGATCAGCTTTAACTTCTAAGAACAAGAACCCTAGGTATGCCTATATATCACCTACCTTCAAACAATCAAAAGCTATTGCTTGGGATTATATAAAACAGTTCACCGCCAAAATACCCCACACTAAATTCAACGAAACAGAACTGAGAGTTGATTTACCAAATGGCTCTCGTATCACCTTGCTAGGCTCAGAAAACTCAGATGGCTTGAGGGGTATATACCTTGATGGTTGTGTGATTGACGAGTATGCAAATGTAAATGAAAAACTATTTCCTGAGATTATCAGACCAGCACTATCCGACAGAAAGGGGTACTGTGTTTTTATTGGGACTCCGCAAGGAATGAATAATAATTTTTATGATTTATACCAACATGCACAAGGTGCGGATGATTGGTTTCACTATAAAGCTAAAGCTAGCGATACGAAAATTGTTGACCAAGAGGAACTAGACAAAGCGAAAGAGGTAATGGGTGAGAAGAAATACCTGCAAGAGTTTGAGTGTGATTGGATCGCAAACATCGAAGGTGCTATCTATGGTGATGAGATTGCAAAACTAGATAACAAACGACAGATAACTAGAGTGCCATACGATCCTAGTTTACCAGTTTCGACAAGTTGGGATTTGGGTGTTTCAGATCATAGTTCAATTATATTCTTTCAACAACTAGGTAGAGCAATCAATATTATCGACTACCATGAAGAAAGAGGTCAAGGATTACCGCACTATATTCAGATGATAAAGGAAAAGGATTATATCTACAAAGATCACTTTGCGCCACACGACATCGAAGTTACAGATTTTAGTAATGGCAAGACCCGGAGAGAGGTCGCCTATCAATTAGGAATTAGGTTTAAAGTCGTGCCAAAAATTCCACTCGAAGATGGCATCCACGCAACGACAATGATCTTGCCTAGATGTTGGATTGATGTAGACCATTGCAAAAACTTAATAGATGCGTTAAGACATTACCACAGGAAGTATATTGACAAAAACAGAATGTTTAGGTCAAAGCCTGTACACGATTGGAGTTCACACGCTTGCGATGCCATGAGGTATCTAGCTGTTGGATTACAAGAAATAAATGATAGACAAATTGCTCCACAAAGTGTAGCAGATAATGAATACAGGATTATATAATTATGGGATCAATATTAAAACCAAAACCAGTAGTAATACCACCGCCACCACCACAACCAGAACCACCACCACCACCTGTTGTTGAAGAGTTACCAGAAGAAAAGAAAGAAGAGATTTCAAAAGAGATGGCTGCTAGAGAAAGAAAAAGAAGAGGAAGAAAATCAACTATTCTTACTGGACCATTAGGTATTCAAGAAACTGAAGAAGAAGCATTAGAAACTTTATTGGGTAAATAATATGGCATTTGGAAAATTACTAAGAGAATTAATTAAAAGACCAAAAGTAAAAAAAGTATTAAAAAAAGTTAAACAAAAAAATACTGCTAAAACTACAAACACAAAAATATTAAAAGCTAAACCTTTTAAAGTTGCTTCAAAAAGTAAATCTAAAATAATAATAGGTAGAGGTGTAAAAGTATCTACATCTGGTGGTTTACTTTCTCAAAAAAAAACAATTAAAGATAAAAAATTATTAGGAGTATAATATGTTAGAAAAAATTAAAAAAGTATTTACAAGAAAGAAACCAGTAGTAAAAAAAACTAAAGAAGTTAAAGAAGAGGTAAAAGAAAAAATTAAAATTGAAGAACCTTTAGTTTTGAAAAAAAAAGATATTTCTGAAAAAGCTACAAAAGAAACTAAGCAAGAAACTAAATCTTCATTAACATTTGGAGTATAATTATGGGAGCAACTGGACCAAGCACAGGACCAGCAGGACAAACAGGAACAACTGTTGTTGCAGGGAAAACATTACCTACCTATGGAACTAAAGAGGATGCGGAAAAAGAAAGAAAAAGAAATGAATCTAAAAAAAGATTAAAAGAAGCAGAAGAACAAAATAGATTAAATAGAGGTAGTGGAGGAGATACAGATCCAAAACCAATTATTGTTAAAGAAGATGTTGATGAGACAAAAGAAGAAACTACTCAAGAAGAAATAATAGAAGATGAAGAAAAAGAAGATGAAGAAAAAGAATCTGAAGATAAAGAATATGATGCTAGAAGAACAAAAAGAAGAGGTAGAAGAATGACAATACTTACTTCACCAACTGGAACTGGTCAAGGTCTTGTATTGGGTAAACCAACTTTATTAGGTGCATAATGGCAAAAACAGATTTAACTAAAACTATCATGGCGAGATATGATCGCCTTAAAACTGGTAGACAAAACTGGGAAACACATTGGCAAGAAGTTGCAGATTACATGCAACCTAGAAAAGCAGATGTAACCAGAACTCGATCACGAGGTGATAAAAGAACAGAACTTATTTTTGATTCCTCTCCAATACAAGCTGTAGAATTGTTAGCTGCATCTTTACATGGAATGATGACTAACCCTTCTACTCCTTGGTTCTCACTAAGATATAAAGATCAAGGATTAGATTCAGATGATGAAGCCAAACTTTGGTTAGAAAGTGTAACAGATACTATGTACACTGCTTTCAATAGATCAAACTTTCAACAAGAAATATTTGAATTATATCACGATCTAATTACATTCGGAACTGCTGCAATGTTTATTGAAGAAGATCAAGATGATCTTTTAAAATTTTCTACAAGACACATCAATGAAATCTATATTACTGAAAATGACAAAGGTAGAATAGATACAGTATACAGAAAATTTAAAATTACTTTAAGAGCTGCGTTTCAACAGTTTGGTGAAAAATTATCTGAAGAAGCAAGAAACAAAGTTGAGAAAGACCCATTCGATGAAATAGATATTTTACACGCAGTATATCCAAGACAAGACTTTGACCCTACAAAAAAAGATAAAAAGAATATGGAGTTTGAATCTGTTTATGTAGAATATAAAAATGGTAATGAACTATCAGTAGGTGGCTTCATGGAGTTCCCTTTTGTAGTACCAAGATATTTAAAAGCATCGCATGAGATATATGGTAGATCACCTGCAATGACAGCTCTGCCAGATGTTAAGATGTTAAATGAAATGTCTAAGACAACTATCAAAGCTGCACAGAAACAAGTAGACCCACCTCTATTAGTTCCTGATGATGGTTTCTTATTACCAGTTAGAACTGTACCGGGTGGACTTAACTTTTACAGATCAGGTACAAGAGATAGAATTGAACCATTAAACATTGGTGCAAACAATCCACTAGGTTTAAATATGGAAGAGCAAAGAAGAACTGCAATTAGAAAT